CAAACAGACGACATTGTGACCCTGACAAGCCTGCACACTGATTCTCTTGGTGATGGAACCTTTGACATTACATGGGCCAGTACTGACTATCAGCTAGAGCCCTTGAATGGTGTTGCCGGAGGTATAGACACTCCGTATACACAAATTCGCGCTGTCGAGGACTACCTTTTCCCTACTTATAGAGAAGAAGCGACTGTAAAGGTTGTCGGCACATTCGGTTTCTCAGCAATCCCTATTGCAATCAAGCAGGCAACCGTCATTCTTGCAAGCAGGCTTTACAAGCGCCTTGACAGCCCTCTAGGGGTTCTTGGCTTTGGTGACCTTGGTGTTGTCCGAGTCAGCCGCCTAGACCCAGACATCGCATCTTTGGTTGAGCCATACAGGAAGATGAGAATGGCCTAATGGCTTCAATCACCAACATTCGGTCCGCGATTGCCACTAACCTTGGCACCATCTCTGGACTACGGACTTCTGCAGAGGTCCCAGACAACCCAAGCCCACCTATAGCCATGGTGAACTTGGATTCTATCGAGTATCACACTGCTATGCAGAACGGCTTGAATACTCTGCAGTTCACAGTTTCAGTCATCGTTGGTCGTGCTGCAGAGCGCGAAGCGCAACGAAGGCTGGATGCATACATCAGCCCAGCGGGTGCTTCATCCGTAAAAGCTGGTGTAGAATCGGATAGGACGCTTTCGGGTGAATGTCAGGACCTAGTTTGTACTGGCGTAAATTCGGTTGGGTCCATAACAATAAACGACCAAACGTATCTGGCGGCTGAGTTCCAAGTCACCGTCTATGCATAAGGAGAAAAACTAATGTCAAAATTTGTTGTTACAGGCACGCAGGTCTCTCTAAATGGGACCGACCTGAGTAGCGCTTGTGCAAGGGCAGAGCTTGCTCTGACCAGTGCAGAGGTAGACGTAACTGATTTTGGGTCTGCAGGTTGGACTGAGGTCATCGGTGGCCTAAAATCAGGAACTGTATCTCTGGACTTCCACTCCGACTTCGGTTCAGGTGCTGTCTCAGCTACCTTCCAAGACCTAATCGGAACCATCGGAACTGTTACCCTCATTGCTGCAAACGGAACCGCTGCTTCGGCAACGACCCCGCAGTACACGGCCACAGTTTTGATAAATTCTTTCACCCCAATTTCGGGCAGCGTGGGCGATTTAAGTACGTTCACGGTGTCGTTTCCGACCACGGGTGAAGTCAGCTACGCAACTGCTTAGGACTAACTAATGAAAATAAACCTACAAATTGAGTTCAACGATGGCACCAAGCGTGACGTTACTTGTAACGCTGCAGACTTGGTTGCATTTGAGGACAAGTTCAATGTCAGTATCACCAAGCTAGGTACAGACAGCCGCATCGGTTGGCTGCTGTATCTTGCTTGGCACAGCGAGCATCGAACCAAGCAAACTACAAAAGCATACGAACAGTGGGTAGAGGACGTAGCCTCGATTGGAGACTCTGGCACAGACCCAAAATAAGGGGGCTGGGCGAGTCATCGGCTCACTGGTACATAGCAGGCATAGCAGCTGAAACAGGTATCTCCCCTAGAGAGCTGTTAGAGCTAGATGACAGAATGCTATGGACACTGCACAGATGGTTGGTCGCTAGAAACACACCGCGCAAGGCCGCTCCGTAAGGGGCGGTCTTCGCCTTTCTAGTAAACTATTAGTAGGACAAGGCGGGTCATGGCACGAGCAGATTTTTACAGCACATTTCGGGGTGAAAACCGTCCCTCCGGAATGGTCATAACTGACTACCGCGAAACCATAAGAACCCTAGAAAAGCTAGACCGCGACTATGTGGCGCAAATGAGAAAGAATTTTCGCCAAATAGCAGCCCCAGTGCAAACTGAAATCAAGAACGCTATCCCCAGCAAGCGCAACCCTCCTATCCGAGGCATGGAGCAAGTGCACTTCGGTCGCGTGGCATGGGGCACAGACCATCAAGCAGAAGGCTATCCAAGGCCAAAGCCAGCTAAGTCTGCGTTGATACAGGTCCCAAGAGTTCGCAAAAACTCTAAGTATGCCAAGCAATCAATCGTAAGAGTAGTGGTCGGAGCTCCCGGAACCGTGTTGGCTGACATGGCCGGCTCGAGCAATAAGTACACCGGTAGGTATGAGATAACTCGGTTGTACGATTACATGTATACAACACCAGATGGTCGTAAGGTTCCGGGTAAAAGAAAGCACCGTATAAACGGACAGGGGCAAGCCTTCATCAGTGCCCTAAACGCTGCACTCGGTCGACCTTCTCGCTTTGTCTGGACTGCTGCTAAGAAAAAGCTTCCTGCAGCACAAAGAGCCATGAGGTTCGAAATTCGTAAGGTCAACCTGCGAGTAGAACGGAAACTAAGGTAAGCATGCCCGGTCAGATTCACGTACCCATTTCGGTAGCCGTACAGGGCCTAGATAAGGCCCTGAAGTCGCTTGGTCGTATCGGTGGTGTTGTCAAGACTGCTGCGGCTGCCTTTGTAACGCTCACAGGAGCCGCACAGACCTCTGGTGTGGCAATGTCCACCATCGAAGGTGCAAAGGCGTTAGAACGTAACCTCGAGGGTCTCAAGACGGTTTTTGGAGACACAACTCCACAGTTGGAGGCATTCGGTAGGAGCGCTTCCGACCTAGGTCTAACCATGTCTGAGGCTGCCAAGGCGACCACATTTATTGGTTCGGTTCTAAAGCAGTCTGGATTTGAAATTCAAGAGACCGCAGACCTTACAGAAAGACTTGTATCTCTTGGTGCTGACCTAGCCCTGACCTACGGCTATGACGTGCAAGAAGCCCTTCTGGGTATGACCGCCCTCTTCCGTGGTGAGTATGACCCGATTGAGAAGTTCGGTGTTGCGATGAAGCAATCCGAAATCGATGCAGAAAAGCTTGCCCGTGGTCTTGGGCACCTAACAGGTGCAGAAGAAAGACTTGCAGACCAGCAAATTCGTGTTGAGTTCCTGTTTGACAGGGCTGCAGATGCTATGGGTGCGGTTGAGCGTCAGTCCGGCAACCTTGCTGTGCAGCAAATGCGCTTGCGTGCTGAGTTTGAAAACGTTAGAGACACCGTAGCCGAAAGCCTGCTCCCGGTTGTCGCGGACTTTACTTTCCAGCTAAGAGACCTTGTACAAGAAATCGGTCCAAAGCTAAAGCAGGTATTTGATGACATGGCCCCAGCCATTGAAAGGGTCATGGAGCGTGCACTGCCTCTAATTGAGAGGCTTGCAGAGCTGTTTGTTGGATTTATTGGCTTTATTGTCGACCTAACTGACATCATTACCGACCCATTCTCAAAGCTTGGGGAACAGCTTGTCAGAATCAACGGCCTCTTCGTTGGGACTATCGAGGCAATTACCGGCGTAAAGGTTGACGGTGAATCAACCTTCAATGGCCTAGTCAGCATTCTTGAAGTCGTTGCTATTGCAGCATACGCTGTGCTCGATGCGCTGAGCCAAATAGCTATCTGGCTAGATACCTTTGCCGAAAAGATGGGCGCAGCATTTGATGCCGCCAGTCAGGTAGGCGATGACACCATAGAAGGATTCTTCCAAAAGATAAACTTCTTGCTCAACTCCATCGGCCCAGCAATCGATGAAACAAACAACCTAACCACATCGCTTATCGGCACCCGCGACAGCTTTGTTGATTCCTACGTTGCAGCAGCTCAGTTCACTGAGGAACTGCGCTTAGCAAAGCAGTCTCTACAAGACCTCGGTGACCAGACAGAAATCTGGGACGTTCTTTCCGGCAGGGTCTTTAGTGGAGATACCGGTGGCGGTGGCGGTGGCACCGGTACTGGCGCTGCAGCAGCCAAAGACTACATTGGCGACTTCTTTGGTGGCCTAGAAGACGAAGTTAGAAAACAGACCGCTCGCATTCGGTTGCAGGGCATGGGCCTAACTGAGGGACTGATTGAATCTATTCTCGGCTCTAAGGGCTGGGAGAAAATCTTCAACAAAGTCATCTCCGGCGGTAAGGAAGCTCTCGAGGAGCTCAAGAGGTCGTGGGCTAATACTAAGAAGGGTATTGACGAAGCGACCAAGGCTGCAGAAGAGTTTGCAAAGGCGCAGCAAGAGGCACTTGAGGCAGCTACAAAAGAGGCCGAAGAATTTATCAAGACGCTACAAGAGGCCGCAGACAAAGCAGAGGCTGCATACAACGAAGCTCTTGAGAAAATGCAGGACTTTAGGAAGTCCATGGAAGAGACCTCAAAAGTCTCGATTCTTCCAAACGCGAAAGAAGAACTTGGGGAGTTTGAGCAGGCTGTCAAGAGCAGCATGGCTTCAATTCAGTCAGAACTCATCAGCGGCTTTGAGAACGGAATCATTCTTGAGCAGGACCTTGGCAAGCTGCAGGCATTTGTCTCTGCAGAAGAGTTTGAGCTACGCCGCCTAGCACAGCTGAGAGATGACCTAGCTAACCGCTTTACATTGTCAGATGCTCTTATCAATGAGTATCGCAATGCTCTGACCGGTGCATTCAGTTTGACCAGCCTGCTAAATGAGGTCAAGTCAGCAACTGAGACAAGGATTGTCACGGAAGTTGAGCAAGGTGTTGTCAAGTTTGGCAAGAGCCTGCGTGACTTCCAAGTTACGGTCACTCGCGAATACGAAGAAACAGTCGAGACTGTACAAGACAAGTCTCGTGGCATTCTTGAAAACTTCCGAACCATGGCAGACAAGGCAAGACTCTTCGGTGAGAACCTTCGCAAGCTCAAGGCTCTTGGCCTAGACCCGATGCTCTTCAACCAGCTGGTCGAAGCTGGTGTTGAAGCCGGTGGCGAGACCGCACAGGCTCTTGTAGACGGCGGCGATGAGACTATCAACGAAATCAACGCTCTCTTCAAGGAAATAGACCAGATTGGTGCAGAGCTCGGTGAGGATGTCGCTGCGACTCTTTACGGTGCCGGTATCGACATGTCAGATGGATTGCTTGAGGGAATCAAAAGCAAGCAAGACGAGATGTACGAGCTTGCCCGCAGTATGGCTCAAACCTTTAGCGAGAACTTTCAAGCTGACCTTGACATTGCTATAGCCAAGCCGGTAGCACAGGCCGAAAAAGCTATGGAAGCAGCAGCAGATGCCGTGCCAAAGATTGAAGAGATTGACGTAGCTGGTATTGCCTTCCTAACCGAAATGCTAAGGAATGCCGGCGAAGCCCTGTTCAAAGTAAAGCAGGAGACCACCAAGGCAGGCATCAGGACCAAGGTATCAATCTTGGAAGACCTGAAGGAAGACTTGATGCGAGGTATGCAGCTTGACTTGACTGGCATAACTCCGGGTCTATCTACTGAGGAACTATTCTTACGTGCCGGAGCCACAGGGTCACAGCAAGTTATCAACAACACCTACAACGTCATGCCGGGCAATAAGCTTGAGCAGAATCAGACGCTGGAGGTCTTGCGCCGAGTTACTAACCAAAATGGCGCTTTGGTCTACTACGGAATCAAGACAAACTAATGAGTCACCTTGACAACGAAAAAGTAGAGGTTGGATTTGACCTGACCTCTGGAGTTGGGCCGTTCCTCACCCTAGATGACCCGGTTTCCGGAAAGCTTGATGACCCAGACTGGACTCTTGGTGGGACAATCTTCTACGACATCACAGAGTATGTGCGTAGCTTTAGTATTGCTCGAGGTCGAAGCAGCCTTTTCAATCAGTTCCCTGCTGGTCAAGCACAGGTCGAGTTCAATAATCACGACAGAACTTTTGACCCGCTTTATACGGCCTCTCCCTTCTACGGAAACATCATTCCTAATCGAGAGATTCGCATAACTAGCGGAACTGTTGTGCAGTTCTTGGGCTGGATTGATGACTGGAATCTCACTTATTCCCCGGACGGACATTCGGTTGCAGAGGCAATTGCCGCAGATGCAACCAGCCTCTTGGCTGGTCGTACCTTGGCAGCTGGGACTCCTCCGGTAGAAAACTCTGGCGCTCGCATCAACAGGATTCTCAGTGATAGCAATGTCAATTGGTCTGCCGATTTACGCCAAATTGAAACTGGAGCCGCCGAGCTATCTGATTACCCATACGAAGACAACACAAACGCTTTGAACTATCTACAGCAGGTGGCTAAGACAGAGCCCGGAAACTTATTTATAGGTAAAACAGGCAGGGTAGTGTTCCAAGACCGTCTTACTACGCCGACAAGTGCCTCACTTGTCTATTTAGGCGGTACGGGGATTCCTTTTGCAAATTTGCAGGTCGTTTATGGTTCTGAGAATCTTTACAACGAAATTCAAGTATCTCGCTTGGGCGGTGGCACTGCAATTGCTCTTGATGCCGACTCGATTGCTGAATACGGTATTGCCAATCTGACTGAAGACGATTTGCTTTATAGCACTGATGAGCAACTGGTGGAGCTCGCCGTCAACTATGCAAGTCAGTATTCACAGCCAGAATACCGTTTTGAGGCCCTAGAAGTGCAGCTGCACAAGCTAACACCATCAGAGCAAGCACAAATGCACGACTTGGAAATCGGTTCGGTTTGTCTAGTGGCTTTTACCCCTAACGACATTGGCGACGCTATAGAGCGATACGTGGAAGTTATTCGCATTCAGCATGTTGTCACAACAGAAGAGCACACCCTCATGCTTGGATTTAGAAGTCTGGATTACGCTGCCTTAGTCCTTGATGACGCAGAGTTTGGTAAGCTAGATACATACAGTTTGAGCTGGTAAGGAAATCATGGCAGGTCTTGGCTACAAGGTATTCACAGCGGGTGAGGTTCTCACAGCCGCCAATGTAAACGGCTATCTGATGGAACAGGCCGTCATGGTCTTTGCCGACTCAGCAGCTCGCTCCTCAGCAATTGGAACCCCGACTCAGGGCATGGTTTCCTATCTTCAGGACACCTCATCGCTTGAGGTTTACGGCACAGCCTGGGCAGGCGTATCAAACCCAGGTGACATCACAGCCGTAACAGCTGGAACTGCACTTACGGGTGGCGGCTCTAGTGGCGATGTGACTCTTGATGTTGATTTAGCGGCTATAACAATCAACAACACGCAGATTACCAATACGCTTACCAGCTCAACAGCAACTACTTACACTCTTGGAACAGCGGATGCTGGAATCTACCTTCGCTTTACCGATGCTGTGACCCTAACGGTCTCAACTGCAACAGACTTCACCGCTGGACAACAGGTGCAGATTTTCGCAGACGGAACAGCTATGTCAATCACTTCCGATGGAGCAACCATCGCAGGTGCAGGAACCTCGACCACATCGGGAACCTTTACAGTCGGCGCACAATACGAAGCCGTCTCAATCTTCTGCGTAGATACTGACACCTATCGGATTATCGGAAATGTGAGTGCGGTCTAATGAGCTTTATTCTTCTGGGAATTCTAAACAGCCAAGCAGCAGCCGTTTCTGCGCTTGCTGGTTATTTTGCGGGTGGACCAAGCTCAAGCACAGTAGATAAATTTGCATTTCCTTCTGACACAAGAAGCACTCTTGGAACGGGCTTATCGGGAAACAGAAGATTGATGGCTAACATGAGCGACCCAAGTGTCGCAGGCTATACAGCTGGGGGTATTGATTTCGTTGCGGTAACAACAGTTGATAAATTTGCATTTCCAGCAGATACACGCACTACTCTAGCAACAGGAATTTCAAGCGCAAGGTATGCCCTACTCGGAATGTCTAATTGGGGTGTTGCTGGCTACGCAGGAGGTGGATTCGCTGGTCCTGCTTCAACTGTTGATAAATTTGCATTTCCAAGTGATTCAAGAAGCACATTGGGAACAGGGCTAAGTGGCTCGGCTACTGGTTCAGTTAATGGCATGAGCAATTCTGGAGTTGCTGGTTATCGTCTTGGTGGCACACAAGGCGATGAAACAACAAGAGTTGACACAGTAGATAAATTTGCGTTTCCAAGCGACTCACGAAGCACCTTAGCTTCGGGTCTTTCTGCCAGTCGCTTCCATGTTGCAGGAATGTCAAATTCTGGAACAGCTGGCTATGCTGGTGGTGGATTTGAAACTGGCAATGTATCAACAGTAGATAAATTTGCGTTTCCAAGTGACTCACGAAGCACACTTGGCACAGGGCTATCAAGTGCTAGAAGAGTAGCTAAAGGAGTGGCAGATTATGAAGTTGCTGGTTATGTGGGCGGTGGCAATGCAACAGGTGCTGTCACAACAGTAGATAAATTTGCTTTTCCTTCTGATACACGAAGCACACTTGCTACAGGTCTCTCAGCAGCAAGAGAGGTCGGAGCAGGCTTTGAAAATTCAGGAGCATAATGCTTGAGGAGATTGAAAAAGCAATACTTGAGGTGCAACAACCTCGGTCACGCTTTCAGTTGGAGCGGTTTGTATTAGGACAGCACGCAACTCCCGAAATGCAGTATTACCAAACCTGCATTGAGCTGCAAGACATGATTTACAAGTATCAACAAGCTCAATTACTCGTCAAAAAGCAGGAGTTAAAGATTGCACGATTGCGGGAGTCTGGCGATGAATTAGATGAATTGAAAGCTCAGGAAAAAGAAATTGGGTTAAGACAAACAAAATTGGCGATGGCTGGGGCTGAGAAAGAGCTAAATCACCTAATTGAAATCTGGGAAGGCTTTGAGACTAAATACACTAGGGAACAAATCGAACAAGCTCAGCCTGAATACTGGGCCAAGCGATTGTTGGGCAATGCTAAAGCTCAGCTTATGGGTGGCTCAGGCGTAAATGCAGCACACATCGAGGCTATGGAGCAAGCTGGTATTTTGGAAGAACTAATAGTTGAAGTTCAAGAATCAAAGAAGGAGCTAGGGCTATGAAATACGCAACTTGGAAACTGAATTTTGACAATCCCAAATACGGAACTGGGCCTGAAGATAAAATTGCTGAATTGGGAGCAAAGGCTGAAGCTGGCTGGACAAGCGGAGCAGTTGAAAATGGTGAAACAATTTTGGGCTATCTTGATGTGGAGATAGACGCTGAAGAATTATCTATTTGGAATTTTGCATTTATCACGCAAGAGCAAGCTTTGAATTTTTGTCTTGAACTTGATGCAGGTGCTTATTTAAATGATGCGGGTAAATTTGGCGCTCCATACAAAGATACAATTAACAGTAATTAGTAAGGAATAACAATGCCAGTAACAAATAGCTCAGTATCAGTTGGGACGGCAATCACCGAGGTCGCTGGCCCAAGCATCCGCACCAAGCTGGTTTACCTGCAAGACGGTGACTTCGATGGTGACACGACTGTTTATGTCGGTGGGGCTGCCGTAGCAACCTCTGACGGAATCAAGCTCTCAAAGACCAACACGACTGTCTTTCAGATGAACGCAGACGACACGCTCTACGCAATCGGTGACGGTGCAACCGCTGCCGTAAGGGTGACCACAGTAGCG